ATGGGGTTTGCATTGACAACTCAAAGTTGGTTAATGCTTCATCTCTATATCCTTGAGAATATAAATGAACTAAGGCTATTTTGTTTAATTCTGATACCATGATTCGTTGTAATCTTTCAATAGTACGAGCAAATCTAATATCTTCAGCGGCTAATGTTGCTTTACCTTCTATATTTTCATCATATCCTAAGAAAGCTTTTGGTACTTTTAAAGCAGCAAATAATTTATCTCTCAAATATTCAACATCTTGGATTCCATCATAAGTTAAACCAGGAGTAGTATCAATTTTTGTTGTTTGATCATTACCACGAATTGGGATATAAAAATCCTCCATCATGTTTTGCATGTTATATTTTAAATTATACTCCCCATTTTTATCCATATGTGGAGTACGTTTCATGTTCGAAATAGTTTTCTGCATAAATGCATCTATCTCATTAGGTGGAATAGAACCCACATTCATATAGAATATACGTTTTTCAGGGGCACGAGCAATTCTGTGAATCAACATTGCATCTTCCATTAACGTATATTGTTTAAATAATTTTCTAGCTGGTTCAATGTATGAACGCCCATAAGGAAGATAATTGGTATCACCAACTAATCTAAAGTGAGCCATTTCATAATTTTCAAAATAGATACCATTAGAATTATCTTGTTGATTTGGTGTTTTATACATCCCAGAACTTGGGCTTACTAAACCATCAGGATTATACTTAAACCTTACTTCAGCTGGATTTTCTATGTTCTGTCCTTCTTGTCTTTCAATATGATATGCTGTATGTGGTATAACATTATATACTCCGTATTTTTCGGCTATTTCTAATTTTAAGAAAAAATCACCATACTTACACATTTGACGAACCCAAGGCCATAAATTAAATTCAATATTTAAAACATCATAAAATAAATTATATAACACCTTTTGAACTGCTTCATTAGAAGAACGTATAGATAATACTTCTCCCATATCATTTTTTAAAGTAGATTCATCAGCTATAATATCTAAAGCAGAAGCAATAATAGCATCCTGATCCATTACATCATACTCTGAGTATAGTTGTGGTCTGAGGTATTGGTAGTTAAAGTTGAATTGTGATCCATATAAAGATGTTGGGTTTGTAGAATATATTCTATTAAATCTATCTATAAGAGAGTTTGTTTGTAGTTCTCCATTAGATTGAATTTGATTACTATCCATTACCTTTACTTGATCTCCACCAACATTACGAATAATTACGTCTGTTGAGAATAATCTTTGTAATCTACTAAATAAATTCTTATCTGCCATTATATTATTATTATTATAAATATTATTTAATTAACCAACTTATATCTTCATTTCCATTTTCTGTAGGCATATGGTAAGGATTATCACTTCCTTGAGAAAAATACCCACCTTGATATGAAGTTCTATTTACTGATATACTATTTAATGCATTTCTAGTTGCATCTAAACCTCGTTGTCTTTGGATGAGGGCTGTATCTCTAATATACATTGCTATACCAAAAGCCATAACTAAATCATCATTATATCCAGTTTGTGCTTCTGCTCTACCATTTTTCCAAATAAACACTTTCATTTCTTCTACTAACCTCTTTGATTGTATTGTTACTCCTTTATCTGCTATATACTCTTGGAACTTACCTATTACCATAGGACGTGTTCTAGATGACATAGTAAAACCAGCTACCATCTTTGAGTGGTCTTGATATTTATCAAAATACGAATCAGCATTACGGGAGTCACTCTTTTGTGAATAGTAAAGGTTAGGATATGCTCTATCAATGGCAACTTGTATTGTTGCCCAACCTATATTAGCATTTTCTATAATAAGCATTGCTTCATTGTATTCAGTAGCTAATCCTACTAATAAATGCCCAAACTCTTTAGTACCTAATTGTCCCTTATACTCTGCTACTTGAACATTATTCTCAACATCTATTACATGACAAGTTGAAAAATCCTTCCCATCCCCACGAGCAACATCCGCTACTACCATATAGTCCCTACTATAATCTGGAGATTCCCAAACCCATAAGTTTTGGTCTGCTCCTCTTCTTTCCATAGGTTCTTTAATATGAGACTTTTCATAAAATTCTAAGTATTCATTATAAAACACTATATCACCAGATGTACTAAAATCACAATCACATTCTTGTGCCGCTAATCTAGGATCACCTAGTAAAGCATCTTGAGCATCTCTCCATTTTTGATCTCTTTCGGGGTGAACGTACCAAGGTAATTTAATAGGTAAAAAATCGTTTTCTGCTGCTTCGGCTTTAACCCACATTTGATGAAACCAGTTACCAGTACCGTAAGGGGTAGATAATACAATAGCACCACCACCCGTTGCTAGTGTTTGTTGAGCTGATGCCCATGTCTCAGCAATGTTATCAATAAAGGCAGCTTCATCAATTATCAATAATGATACTGCTTCCGAACGTGCGGCATCGGCATTAGATGATTTTGCTTGTATTTTTGAACCGTTAGTTAATCTGAGGGATAATTTGTTATTTTCAACTGCATCTACTTTAAGCCATGAGGGTAAATTGTCCCACATAAATTGTACTTTAGTTACTAAATTACGAGCGGTTGCTTGTGTTGTTGCTAAGGCCAGTACGTTTCTATCTTTGTGGAAGGTCATCAACCATAAAGAATAACCTGCGGCTAATGTAGATATACCTAATTGTCTAGACTTTAATATAGCACTATAGTCATTTTCTTGAAATAACGTTAATACTTTTTCTTGAAATGGGTATAAATTAAACTGTATACGACCACGTTGAGGATGCTGTATATAACAGTATTTACGCATAAAATGTACTGGGTCTGTGGCACATTTTAGATATTCTTGACGTATTACTTTTTTTAAATCAGACATATTATTTTACCAATATTGCAGTAACTATAACTGCTAATATCCCAGCACCCGTTGTTAGTTTATTTTTAAATTTTTGTTTTTTTAAATCCTGTTCTAACTTTTTAGATAATTCTTGGGATAAAGATAGTTGATCTGATTTAGTAGTTAATATAGAATTAAAATTGTTTACTTTACCATTTAGGTTAAATATAATACTATCTTTTAAAATTATTTTTTCTTGAAATAATTTAATTTTATCACCATATAATACTAATTCCTTTTTAGCCCCATCACCTTTAATAAGGTCTTTAATTACTAATTTGGCTATTGGCTTTTTTAATTGAATCGAAGTACTGTCTGTAACGGTCTGTGAAAAACTGTTCAAGCTCACTATCATTAAAATTATCGACAGCATCCACCTTTGTGCTAATTTCATATCTAAGGTTATTTATTTTATTATTTTTAAGATCTATTTGTTGATCTAATTTACCTATTTGTACGTTTAATGTATCAATTTTAAAGGTTAAATCGTTATTAATATGGTGTAACGAATCAACTTTTTGTTCTAATGCATTTATTTGGGAATTGTATTTATCTATATATTTTTCTTTATCATTTAAAAACCTAAAGACTAAAATACAAGCTCCTATAATTACAAATAAGTGATAATTTTTTCTTAACCATTTAAACATAACATTTTATTATTTATTTATCTATAATAGCATTTAATTCTTTCTTAAGTTTTGTTTTTTTCTTAAGATCAGCTACTATTTTATCTTTTTCTTCACCTTCAGCTTCTTTATATTTACGAGCTAAAGATTTCATTTGTTTAGTTAATTGAGCAAGTTCTTCTTTTGCTTTAGCTAAACCTTTTGTTTTTTTAAGATCTGATTTAGATGGTTCTTTATCTTCGTCCTCAGTTACAGGAGTTTCTACTTTATCTCCTGCTAAGTCTGTTAATTTATCTATTGCTATCTTAAATTTTGAATTTTTCATAAAATCCAGTGTTTCTTTTTCTGCCATTTGATTAAAGAAATCTAACATTTGTTTAGCAGCGGATGGAATAGTTGTAACAGTACTATTTATCTTTGACATGGTAGCAGTAGGAATTTCTTCATTTAAAAATTTAGCTTTAGCTGCTTCAAAATCACCCTTATATAATTGTTTTACAATTTTACGTCCAAGAGTTTCTAAATCATCATCATTTAAACTATGGGGTTTATTAAAACCCAATAAGTATCCTTTACCTATATCACCGTATTCAGCTGGGTCTATTGCTCCTTCTTCGATACCAGCTTCCTTTTTTACTTTAGCTAATTCAGCTGTTGCCTTTGTTAGTTCTTCAGTATCTTTAATATCCTGTTGTGTGTCTTCAACTGTAAGAGCGGATTTAATTTCTTCTTTAATAAAAGATGCTAATTCTGATTTTTTCATTAGAGTATGTTTTTATTATAAATATGTTAAAGATTAGTAAACTTTAATATTTGTTGTATTCGATCTTCTGTTGATCCTGATAA